GGGGCTTCCGAGGTGCGGAGGGTTCAGAGGTCCCGACTATCTCACCCGGCGCATGTCCCGTACGGCCCTGTCTCTCGGCCTCGCGGGGCCGTGTTCACTACTCTCGCAACGGTTTCGGCGCTAGAATTGGGCATTACGGACCCCCGCGAAGGCGGCAACCTCCCGGGGGCGTGACCGACTAGCTAGGAGTCGATGTGGCTGAGCCTACTGCCCGCACTCATACCCGCCCCGTCCGGCCGCGGAAGATTTCCGTGAGCAAGGTGACCAACGCTCGCGATGCCCTCGCCGAGTGGGGTCGTGGGATGGAGACCTACTGCCTGACGTTTGGGCAGTTCAGCCTGATGGACGCGATAGAGGCGATCCTCGAGCGGACCGGCCCGGCCGATGTGGCGATTGCGACGTGGACGGCTGGGAGTGCTGACTTGTCGCGGTCGGCCGAGTCGTTGCGGAACGGGAACATTCGCTCGCTGCGGTTTGTGGTGGACTGTTCGTTTGGGCAGCGTCAGCCGGGGTACCTGGCGCAGGTGCGTGAGTTGTTCGGCGATGAGGCGATCCGGTCGACTCGGACGCACGCGAAGTATGCCGTCGTCACGAATGACGAGTGGGCTGTCGCGGTGCGCACGAGCATGAACCTCAACGAGAACCCGCGCCTGGAGTCGATCGAGGTGTCGGACGACCCGGAGTTGGCCGGGTTCCTCGTGCGGCTGACGGACGAGTTGTTTGCTGAGGAGAAGGCGGGCGATTTTCGGACGAAGTCGCGGCCGGATTTGGTCGGGATGCCGGGTATTGAGCCTGTGCGGTCGGTGAGCATGTCGCGAGGGGGTGTCCGTGTCGGCTCCTGCGCACCTGTCCCCGGCGGCTCGGTCGGTGTGGGATTCGACGGTGGCGGCACACCCGTCGCCGGATCGGATCGTCGGGCCTGACCTGGAGGCCTATTGCACGCAGGTGGCGCGGATGCGTGACGCGCAGTCGCGGATCGACGCTGAGGGCCTGATCGTGGCGGACGCGAAGGGTAATCCGGTGCCGCATCCGGCTATCGCGTTGGAGCGTTCGGCGCAGGCCGAGGTGCGGGCGTGGGGTGATCGTTTCAGGCCGCCTCGGCGGCCGAGGGCGTAGCGCGAGGCTGCGTCCTGGTCTGGCGACGCGAGGTTGCCGGGGAGGTCGTCATGGCGCGTGGTGGTGCTCGGAATCGGTCTGGTCCTGCTCCTGACCCGTCGTCGGGTCGGTCGGATCGTCGGGGCTTGTCGTTTACGGCGCTGCCGGCGCAGGGGTATGACGGTCCGGTGCCGGCGTGGCCGCTGCCGCCGCGTTCGGTGTGGATCACGTTCGTTGAGGATGGCGCGCGGCTCAAGGAGCTTGACCCGGGCGCGACGGCTGTCGTGTCTGAGCGTGAGGCCGAACTGTGGGCGTGGGCGTGGCGGACTCCGCAGGCGTGTGCGTGGGCGCAACCGTCGGAGGCGTGGCGGTTGCACACGATTGCGATGTGGGTGCGGACCTACGTCCTGTGCGAGTCGTCGGAGGCGACCGCTGCGGACAAGGGGTCGTTGCACCGTTTCGCCGACCAGATCGGGTTGACCCCGGCTGGCCTGCGGGAGAACGGTTGGGCCATCGCCAAGGACGAGGTCGCCGCGAAGGCTGCTAGGGCCGAACAGGCTGAGCAGCCGAGGCGTGCTCGTAGGCTCGCGCCGGTCGCGGATGCGCAGTAACGCCGTCGGGGTCGTTGACTTCCCGACGCTTGGGCATCTGCTCGACGGGTGGATCGAGCAGCATTGCCGCGTTCCGGGTGGGTTCCTGCGCGGCACGCCGTTCCGGGAATACGACTGGCAGTTCTGGTACCCGGCGAACCACTACCGGGTGCGCGAGAACGCCAAGTGGGTCCCGTCTCGTCCGATGCTGAATCAGGCGTTCGTGTTCCGCCGCTCTCAGGTGGTCGCGCCGCAGAAGACGGGCAAGGGTCCGTGGTGTGCGTGCATCGTGGCTGCCGAGGCGGTCGGCCCGGTCGTGTTCGGCGGGTGGGCGAAGCGCGGCGATGTGTACGACTGCTCCGACCACGGCTGCTCGTGCGGGTGGTACCACGAGTATGAGTCCGGAGACCCGAAGGGCATCCGGCATCCGTCGCCGCTGATCCAGATCACGGCGACGTCGGAGGACCAGGCGGACAACACGTACGGGCCGTTGCGGGCGATGATTCCGCGTGGGCCGTTGAAGGACTTGCTGTTGCCGCGTGAGGGGTTCACGCGGATCGCGGGGCAGAACGCCGACGATCCTGAGTTGGACCGCATCGACGTGGTGACCGCGTCGGCAAATAGCCGAGTGGGTAACCCGGTGTCGTTCGTCCCCCAGGATGAGACGGGCCTCTACACGAAGCACAACGGGCTGCGCAGGATGGCCGAGAATCAGCGCCGTGGTGCCGCCGGCATGGGCGGTCGCACCCTGGAGACAACGAACGCGTGGGACCCGGCCGAGGATTCGGTGGCGCAGACCACGTATGAGTCTCAGGTGGAGGACATCTTCCGGTTCTGGCGCGACCCGGACACGGTTCCGTCATTGATGGGTCCGGACGGGAAACCGTTGACCTATCTGCACAAGGCGAATCGGCGGAAGATCCACGCCTACGTCTACGAGGGGTCTGACCACGTCAACCTGGACAGCATCGAGGCCGAGGCCGCAGAGCTGATCCTCACGGACCCCGCGCAAGCCGAGAGGTTCTTCGGCAACCGGGTCCGCGCGGGTGGTGGCGCATGGCTGCCGGATGGGCTGTGGGCTTCGAGGCACGCGCATGTTGTGGCTGCCGCCGCCTAGCCGGGGCACGTCGGTGTGCGGCGGCTTCGACGGCTCGGAGAACGATGACCTGACGGTCATCAAGTTGGAGACCAAGGACGGGCACCTGTTCACGCCGCGCTGGGGTGCCGATTCGGTGCCGACCATTTGGCGGGCGTCCGATCACGGGGGGGGCATTCCCCGCGGTCAGGTCCGAGCCGCATGGCTCGAGCTGAACGACTTCTACGACATTCGCCGGGTCTACTGCGACCCGGGATTCAACGACGAGACGTCGTGGGAGTCGGATATCGAGTGGTGGGACACGGCGATGCCGTTCGCGGACGGCTCGACGGGTCGATTCGCGTCGTTCCCGACAACGAGCGGCAAGCGCATGTTCTCCGCTGTCCGGCGCTTCGAGGCCGACCTGAGCACGTTCATCACTCACGACGGCTGCCCGACGACTACCGCGCACATGCGCAACGCTCGCAAGATTTTCGGCCGAGGCCGGACCTACACGCTCGGCAAGCCGAGCGCCCACCAGAAGATCGACTCCGCTGTGACGTCGGTCATCGCTCACGAGGCCGCGTCCGACGAGCGGGCCGCCGGATGGCCGGACGAGACCGATTCCCGCGTCTTCTGCTTCACCTGACCCCCCGAGAGAGGAGTCGTCTTGCCTCTCTCCGATGACCAGAAGGCCACCATCGCGCGGCTCGCCGGCAAGGTGCGCAAGAACGCTTCCGAGTTGGACGGTCTGAACAAGATCTACAACGCGGAGCAGGAGATTCAGCACATCGGCATCGCTGTGCAGCCAAACCTGCGCAAGGACTTCACGGCGGTTGTGAACGTGCCCCGGATTACCGTGGATGAGCCGGTGATCCGTCAGCATGTGCGCGCGTTCTACCGCACCGGGGACTCCACGCGGGAGGACCCGGCGTTGCGGGAGGCGTGGGAGGCGAACAATCTCGCGTCGGAGTCGTCGCTCGTGCACACCGAGGAGAAGATTTTCGGGCGCACGTTCGTGGCGGTGGGTGCGAATCCGGACGACGATGAGCACCCGCTCATCACGGCTGAGGACCCGCGGTCGATTGCGATGGACGTCGATGTGCGTCGGCGACGTGCGACGGCTGCGTTCCGCTTGTATCGGGACGAGGCGACTCGGTCGACGCTCGGGACGCTGTACACCCCGGATGCGACGTATCACGTTGAGCGGGGCCGCAACGGCTGGGCGATTGCCGACATGGACGACCCGGTCGATGAACACAGCCTGGGTGTGGTGCCGATTGTCGCGTTCGTGAACCGGCGTCGGACGGGGTCGTTCGACGGCCTGACGGAGATGTCAGATGCGATTCGCAAGACGGCCACGGCGGCGCGGATCATCACGAACATGTCGGTGTCGTCGGACTCGCTGGCGCTGCCGCACCGTTGGGCGTCGGGCGTCGCAAAGGAAGACTTCGTGGACGCGGCGACGGGCAAGGTGCTTCCCACGTGGGAGGCGTACATGACGGCCTTGAAGGCGACCGCGAACCCGGATGCCAAGTTCGGCAACTTCGACGCGGCTGATCTCGCCAACTTCCACCAGGCGGTCAACGCGCTGCTGTCGTGGTGTGCTGCGGAGTACGGTCTGCCGTTGCGCTACTTGGGGCAGCAGTCGGTGAATCCGGCGTCTGAGGGCGCGATCATGGCCGACGAGTCGCGGCTGATCGGCCGGGTCGAGCGGATGAATCGGTTCGACGGCGATTCGTGGGCATGGGTGATGGACCTCTATGAACGGTTCCGCACTGGCGAGTGGGGCGCGCGGAACACGATCCGGGTCCTGTGGCGCAACCCGGCGACGCCGACGCTCTCGCAGATTGCCGACGCGGGCACGAAGATGCGCGCGACTGGTGACCTGTCCCGGGAGGGCATGTGGGACATGCTCGAATGGGATGAGCCGCGCAAGGCGCAGGAGCGTGCGCGCTTGGAGGCCGAGGGCAACGCTGACCCGATCCTGACGCTCGGTCGTGACTTGGCCCGCGGGACGGGCAATGCTCCAGTCGGCGGCTGATCACTACACCGCGCAGTTGCGGTTGGTGGGGTTGAGCACGGCTGCGATCCGCCGCGAGTGGTCCTCTATCGGTGAGGATTTCGACGCGGGTTGGGCGCGGGTTGGGCCTCGGATTGTCGCGCTCATGACTGCCGCGCAGGTTGGTGCGGCTCGTGACGGTGCGGCATACGTGGGTGCGGCGCTCGCGGAGCAGGGCATCCATTCGGCCGTGCTCGGTGAGGTCAACCCGGTGGCGTTGGCGGGGGCTTATGACGCGGGCGGGATGATGCTCGGGTCGCTCGACTCGGTCGCTTATGGCGCGGTGGTGCGGGCGCGGTCTGGGTCTGCGGAGTCGCTGGGTGACCGTCTGGCGCGTGGCCGGTCGTGGCTGGACATGCTGACGGTGACGCAGGTCGCTGACGCGGGTCGGGCTGGGACGGGTGCGGCTATCGCGGTTCGCCCGCACGTCGGCTGGACGCGGATGGTCAACCCGGGGTGTTGCAAGCGGTGTGCGGTCCTGGCGGGCATCTATAGCGCCGAGATTGCGTTCGACCGTCACCCTGGCTGCCTCTGCCGGGCGGTGCCGACGGACTCGCCGGACAGGGGCGGCCTGGTCGATTCGGTTGAGCCTTATCAGGTCCGCGATCTGACCAAGGCGCAGCGGCAGGCGATTGCGGATGGCGCGGACATGGTCGCTGTCATCAACTCCGACCGTGGCCGGTCGGCCGATGGCATGTGGACGACGGAGGGCACGACGAAGCGTGCCTATGCGACGCGCGTTCGCCGCGAGGTCGCCCGGCTCAAGCAGTCCGAGGTCGCGTGGACGTCGACCAACGTTGGTCGACGCGGCGCGGTCGAGAACTATGCCGTCCGTCGGCTTGGCCCGCGACCGACCCCGGCCGCGATCTACCGCTACGCGCCCTCCCGCGAGGAGGCCGTGCGCATCCTGCACGCGCAGGG